GCTGCATGATACTTCATTAGGTTTCCCATTTGTACTTCTCCTTTTAAAGCGAGATTTGATTGTGTGGACCCCGAAGGCATCCGATATATTTATAGCATAAAACAAAAAAAGGAGATACGGTAAGAACCGTACCTCCTTATAGGGGTTTCCGACTTTTGAAGCGACCGCACGAAAGATCGCAGTATTATTTATTCGGTTTCCTGGGTCTTTCCTTTTTTACCGATATTATATTTCTGCTCCAGAACCCAGTCTGCCTTATCCTTGTATGCCAAGACTTTGATCTGGTTCAAAGGAGCAATATCAAGAACAAAATCTTCCTTGACAATACCAATCAGGCCCCAATCAGCAAGAAGACGCACAATACGATTACGTCTCTGAACATCATTCACAGTTAGGTTGGCGTGTTTGCCATCCAGGGCAAACAGTTCCTTAAAGTGAACGATAAAATATCTTCCCTGCTTGTGCAGGATATGGCAAGACTGATAGAGTTTCTTCTCTTTCCTTGATGCTACTCCAATACGGGTCAGTGTCTCACGAACTTTCAGGAAGTCATCAGGTTCATTCAAAATCACTTCGATCATTTGGTCCTGAGACCACTGTACCGTAGGTTCAACAGTACTCATTTTGTTCCTCCAGTGTCAAGTCGTTTTTTAATAAAGTTAAGTTGTTCTTGTGTAAGAATTTTCAGAGCCTGAGATGCCTTCTCGTTACTATAGCCATAGTATTGTTTGACACATTCTAAATCCTGGACTTTATCCTTTCGGAGCCAAGGAGAGAATCTCTTTCTTTTCCTCAGACTATTTAGATAAAATGAATATTGCATATCTTTGTCAATGTGATGGTGGAGGTTCATCTCATTGGCAAACATAATACAGTCAAGGTGCCCAGAGAGACAACGATTGACAATGTATGGGGGGTATTGTTTAACGATATCGGGGTTTTCTTTAATAAGGTTTTCCTTATTAAAGTTTATTGAGTTCAACCAGTCTTTGAGTTCCATTATCTAATAATTTGAATGTCATCATCTTCTGTCCAGAGTTCAACCTTGGTCCTGAACCGACCTTCTTGCTTGAGTTTCTCATATCGCTTGGTTGCTTTCTTCTTCCACCAAGCAATGATGTTCTCCAGATAGAACTTGTCCCAGTTAGGGCCACGAACCAGTTCATCTTGCTCTTCCATAATCACTTCACGGACATTGGAATATCCATAGTCAGAGATATAGAACCTCTTCTTCTGAGTAAGTCCGAATGCCATATTGATGACATCATTAAACTCTTTCAACTTGTCCTGATCATGCAAAGAGTTCTTGATGATGGAGATCATCTTAGTTTGCCGTTTCATCTTCTTAGAAGATGCTCTGTTGTCCGTCAAAGGCGTATTGTTGTTCAACAGGGTAAATCGGTCGTGGAGACGGTGAAAGACCTCCTCATGGAGCAGAGGGAGGAACTTACTCTCCGTAAGACCCTTGTACCTCATAAAGGGTTTGAGGCCATCATATTGTGAGGCATCGGTGGTAGACCCGTAGAGAGATGTTGTCTCAAAGAGGGCAATGTCCTTCTCAAATACTTCGTTCAGCGTCTCACGGGCATAGTGGGAGCAGCACAGGAGTGCCAATAGTTTACCGCCAAGATAGTTGTATCCAAAAGGTTGAGATGGCACAATCACAAATCCCATCGCAGCATGGCGATTGAATACAGATAGATTAGGTGCCTTACCTAACCACAGATTTCTAGGCTTTGAATTAATAGTAGGAGAACCAAAGCGAATGAATCCAAGACACCGTTGAGTATTCTTTTCAAAGATCATCCAACGAAGTTCTCTGCCAGGAATATTGCTTTCGTTGTTATGTGAAGAAACTGCCCTCAACAGATTGCCATAGTGTTCTTGTGGTACTGCCTGTTGAAAGCGAGCACCAACAAACTTGATATCAAACTCCATCTCGTTAGGATGAATATCTTCATTGAAGAACTCATCCTGAAGTGGAGTAAGTTGACTTGTCTGAGAGATGACTTCTTTTTTCACATAACGAAGGTAATCCTCAATAGAGGAAAAGTTTTTGAAGTAATCAATAAATTCATTTGCTGCCCATACAGCATCATCCTCAGATACAATCATCATAAAATAAGTTTCTTACTTGGAGTTTCAATTGGGGAAAAGATCTTCTTATAATTGTCTACGATCTCTTCTCTTGTGTCAATCAGATAAACAATATACTGCTTATCAACTTTAATACTCTCATCTTCTTTTGAGAGAACTGACCAAGGTGCAAATCCAATCTGGCCTTGAGCACTAGGAACTGCTACAAGAGGATTTTGAACTACAACATAGTCATTGGTTTCTTCAACCAGAGTGAAGATTACTTCTTCACCAGTGTTCATTCGTAATACCTTAATGTCCATAATCAATAAAATTTAGATTCATTTTCGAGTGTTGAGTGGAGAAGAACTCCATCAACTTTATTAAGTAGTTCCTGCATACCACTATGTAGTAGACGATATCCAGTTCCAACATATAACTGACCAAACACAACTGCGACTGTAGCAGTTCCCCAGAAATAATAGTAGAACCTAGACTTGACTTGGGCCTTTAGTTTCCTTTTTTTCATTATAAGTAATAATAATTTGTTTTGATGCGATTCCTTGGGAGTTTAAGGTTTCTTTGTACTCAACTCTACCGCCAAGAAGTTGGACTGCATCGCGGAGATTGTTTGAGGCAACGATTTGATCTGCTTGTTCTTGAGTAATCCTATACATTAGTAAGTTTGTCAATGTACTGATAAATCAAACTCCACCCAAATTCATAGGTGTCACCATTCTCATCTTGAAGAAAGAATGGAATGTTTGGGTGGAAGTATTTAGCCCGATAATAATGGTTGATTACATTATAGTCATCATCCACACACCGTTCGTGTTCTAGTTGTTCTTCCGTCATTTGAATTCACACTCCACCATAAGTTCAGTCAGGCAAGCAAGCATGTTTATTTCTTGATCTGCCACAAATGCCATTTGATACTGATACTTAGCAAGAGTAAGAACAGCAGCAGGAATACTATTCGGAACCATGGAATCATAACAAGCATCGTAAATACGACGCAGAAGTACAGAAGTATCATTGTCCAAATTATTGACGACCCACTTACGTACCTCAGGAAAGTCTTTTTCCTTAAGTTTCTTAACCAAGTCATTGACCTTGACATCAGAGAATGTAGCGAGGATACCTGCATCAATTTTACCTCCAGCAGAATATCGTTGACACTCATTTAAAACACGACGCCAATCTGGAAAGTGCTTATTAATAAGCTCTACCAGGACCTTGTTATCATATTCAACACCTTCTGTATCCAAGATTTGTTGGATGCGTTGAAAGAAGGATGCCGCAAGTTTTGGTTTGCTCTTAGAGTTACTGGAGAAATCGATACAGGCACATCGGGAGTGGAGGGGCTCAATGATTTTGTTTTTGAAGTTGCAGGTGAAGATGAACCTGCAATTACCACTAAACTCCTCAGTAAACGCCCGTAGTAGGAGTTGTACATCATTGGTCGTGTTATCTGCCTCATCAATGATGATGACTTTGTGTTTTGCAGTCGAAGCAAGTGAGACGGTCGAAGCAAAGTTTTTCGCAGTATTTCGGACGGTATCAAGGAATCTTCCTTCATCGGATCCATTGATGACATAAACATCTACTCCTAATTCGTTGCATAGTGCTTTTGCTACGGTAGTCTTACCACACCCAGCAGGTCCTGCAAGGAGTAGATTTGGGACTTCCCCCTTATCTAAAAAGTCTTGAAAAGTTTTTTTAATATTCTCTGGGAGAATACAATCTTCAATAGTTTTGGGACGGTATTTCTCCACCCACAAAAATTCATCACGCATAATCAAATCCAATCAGGTTTACGGTGGGGCAACCGAATATAATTATCGCACACCCACGGTTTAGAAGCAATGTACATTTTATAAGCAGTGAATGTATCAATGCTGTCATCATATTTGTATTCGTCAGGCATAGCTCTGGCGAATGGTGTTGTTTCTTTTCCACTGCGTCCTTGAGGATCAGCATATGGAAAGATTTCTCTTGCTGCAATCAAAGTTTTGAAACAAGTGTGGTGTTTACCATACCGAAGTTTGTATTCATCGCACAAAGCAATTCCATGCTGAATCAACCACTGCCAGTTGTTTACAAACTCCGATGCCCATTTGGTGCAGGGGTGATTGCGAAAAGCACCCTTCTCCGTAGCATAAGGCGTACCATCTGCTTTGGGAAGAGTGCCGAAACCATGTCCCCATTTATCTGATGCTACGATAGCAAGCATCTGACAACATTCCAAAGGCATCTTAACAATATGCTTATCAGGAAGCACTCGTGCGGATTCCCAAGGATTAGGGGACGTTACAAAAATGTTCATTCCAAAGGACGTACAAATTCACGACTAATAATGTTGGATGCTTGAAGCATCTCTTTCATATATTCTACACCCTTTTCTGGTGTAGTGTGGTCTCCACAGGTAAATGCGTCACAAACTGCCATACCTTTTTCTGGCCAAGTATGAATGCTGATATGTGATTCAGCAAGCATAGCAATACCAGTGAAACCTTGTGGTTCAAACTTATGGACCGATAAGTTAAGGAGGGTTGAATTACACTCTTTTGCTGCGTTGTAAAGCATCAAACGCATGTAATCAATATCCTCCATCAACTCAACATTACAACCCTTTAATGTAAAGAGGATATGTCTCATCAACCAAAGCTGGAATCTGGTTCCAGAGCAATGTAGTAAGTGAGATCGTGATTCTTAGAAGTGAATCGGGAGAGAAGTTTTTGTGAAACGACAACCTCATAAGTTCCAGGAAGAATCTTGATGTTTTCTACCTTAAAGTTGAAGCAAAACTCATTTTCAGTCTCTCCAACAACAACAGCAAAGTCATTAGAGGTATCGTTTTTCTTATCACGAACCACAAGTTTCACAACTCCTGCTTCACCAATAGCAGAAAGGTCGGGCAGTTGATAAACTGCTGCTGCCTTCACCAGTTTCTCCAAAGAAGCACTGTCCAGTTGGAAGCAAACATCTTGAGAAGG